ACCCAGCAGAAAAAGCAAGGGTCGCCGCACAACTCCTCGGTAAGGGCTGGCAGTCAATGGCCGAACTTATTGAGATGGGTGCCGACGATCTGAACGCTTCGCTAACGGCGGTGTCGGAACAAAAGGTTATTTCTGAAGAAGAACTTCAAATGGCTCGAGAGTACCGCGCCGCTATGGACGGTCTTGGTGACTCGGTTGATGATCTGCAAGTTAAGTCTGGTCAACGCTTAATTCCTTTAGCGACTTTGTTGGCTAATGGTGCTAGCGCCGCTTTAGATTTTGACGACAAAGTTACTGAACTATTCAAAGACATTGTTGGTAACGGTACGCAGGCCGAGGAACAGTTGAGCGAGTTGGCTGGTGTTGTAGATGAGGGTCGCATTAATGCTGGAGCGTTTAAGACAGCAATCCAAAACGCTAAAACACCATTAGACAATTTGGCGACCTCGGCCAGTAACGCCAGTGTCGCAATCGTCAACGCTGACACTGCGTGGAAAAACCTGACCGGAACATTGGATCGGGAAGTCGCACTTGACAACGCCAAGACTGATCTAGCCGAACTTGAAGCCGCAGCTGCTAAAGCGTTTGGCACAGGTGCTCAAGCAGACATTGATGCTTACGAAGAAAAACTGGCGACATACGCTGGAGTGCTCGCAGGTATCTCGGGCAACATGGACGGCATTTCGTCCAAGGAAATCTTGTTTAGATTCAAGACTCAGGGTTCAGCAGCTGCGCTTGAGTACGCAACGTATCTTGCTCGTGGTGCAGAGTACGGCGGTTTAAGCCCTGAGGATGCGTTAGCCCTTGCAGGGATCTCCACGTTGCCACGACTAAACTTTCGTGCAAACGGTGGTCCAGTCATGTCGGGCGGTTCGTACATTGTGGGTGAGCGCGGGCCTGAATTGTTCACGCCGTCGTCGTCTGGGAACATCACACCAAACGGCGCTTTCGGTGGCGGTGCCAATATCACTGTCAATGTCAACGGCGGCGACCCGAACAGCATTGTCAGAGCACTACAGCAATATGTGCGTCAGTCAGGCCCAGTGCCAGTAAACACTAGGGCCATGTAATGCCGAAAATTAACTGGCAAATTGTTTACGACGGTGCAACCGATATCACCGACAAAGTTTTAAGCATGAACATAACGCAGGGACGAGAAAAATACCTTGACACATATAGCGGCGGTTCTTGCACTTTTACAATTAACAATTCAGCAAATTATGCCAGCATTATTACTTACGGAACAGTAATTAACGTCAGAAGTCTTTTAAACGATTCAAGTCAGTTTTTTTGTGACTTTTGGGTGCAAGAAATAACTTTTGATGATTACCCCGGTAACACTGGTTTGAACACGGCAACCATTACCGCCGTTGATTGGATTAGTCGCGCTGGTCGAATACTGGCTGACAATCTTTCGTTACCGCAACTGTCCACTGGTGACCAGTTACGACGATTTGAAATTTCAGCAGGCGGCCCGTTACCTTCCGACATGGGAGTAAATAGCGGCTTATCAGGTACTGGCAGTCTTGCGTCAGCAACTACCTACACAGGTTCAGTTAATAACTATATGAACCTTTTGGTTACAACCGAACGTGGTTATGTTGTGCTTAGAGGCTCGACGTTAACATTTGTTGAAAGACCCTATGTTTCGTCTTTGGTGCCGATTGCAACCACTTTAGGTCGGACTACTTCTGCAAGTCAGATTGCATATCAAACTTTTGAACGAATTCAAAACGGCACACAATTTATCAACACTGCGACGATTAGCCCAAATGGGCTTGCGTCGCAAACATCAGTAAATTTAGGGTCAGTAGTTGCTTACGGTTCAGCTGCTTACAGTTCGTCAACAGTGGACTACACCACTACACAAGCAGTTGGTAACGCTAATTGGATAGTCAACAATTTTAGTGACCTTACAACTTTGCGGTTTGCGTGTTCTTTAACTGATGTTGCTCAAAATGCCACTGCTTTAACAGCATGGTTGACGCAATGTTGGGGCAGTTTTAACCGCAGTATTAACTTGTCGTATCAAGTACCGGGTGGATCGTTGACGACTACAGCTGTGGTTATGGAAGGCGCACAAATTAACGTGACGCCAGAATTAACACAGTTTGCTATGACTTTTTCACCGTTGCAGTATTACCAATTTTTTACCCTTAATTCATCAACTTTAGGTATTTTAAATACCAGTCGACTCGGCTGGTAAAGGAGAAACATTATGGCTATTAACCCAAACACAGACTTCTCGTCGGGTGCAGTCCTGACAGCTGCACAGCAGAACCGTTTCCCTCGTGGCGTCATGGCCTTCAACAGTGCTACGGCAGCAGATACGACTGTTACGGCAGAAGAAGTGCAGATCACTGGCTCGTCGTTTACCGCTGTCGCCAACCGTTACTACCGAATCACTTATTTTGAACCCAACCCAGTAAACGGAACTGGTTACTTTGCGTTTCGAATTAGGCAAACAAACCTTGCTGGCACAGTTCTAAATACTTCATACAACACAACAGGGACAGGCATTGACCGTCAAGCAATGATGATATGGGTCGGAACTTTTTCCGCTGGCACAGTCAATGTTGTAGCGACTGCTCAACAGACTGCGGGCACAGGAACATTGAGTCGTGGCGCAACCACCGTTGCATATCTTTTAGTGGAAGACATAGGACCATCATGAACATTTACATTGCAGGCGACACCGCCGAAGAACAAACCAAAAACTGCCGATGGGCAATCAAAACATACTTGAACGAATCCGATTGGACACAGATTTCGAACAACCCGTTAACGCCCGAGTACTCGGCAGAGTGGGCCGTCTACCGCCAACAGTTGCGTGACTTCATGGCGACATGGGAACCGAGCAACGAAGCCGACCTACCAGATCCGCCGATGCCATGAAAACTCTTGCTGTGATCGCAGCTCTCGCCGTCGTCCTCATGTTCGTCGTCACTGGATGCAATGATCGCACTCGAGACAACTGCGAAACTAAACCAACAGCCACAAGGTGCAACCGATGAGAAAACGACTTACTAACTCCGAGATTAAAGCGCGCCTAGTTCTCATGGTGGGAATTGCACTGTCGCTTACTTTCATCATGTCAGTCGGGATGATCTTGTACTCACTGACTTTTGTTGTACAACCACTTGAAGTGTCACCGAACGATTCCAAGGGATGGGAGACCCTCTCAAGCGTAATGTTGGTTCTGGCTGGGGCATTGACGGGATTGCTCGCAGCCAATAATTTGAAGGACAAGGAACCCAAAGATGACATCTAGACCGTACACAGGTAGCACCGACGGCAACCACCCCACACCGCGCGCCGGCACGAAACGATTCGTTGAATATTGTGAATACCTTTTCGGTGTCAAGAACATCGGCATCTACGCCAACCGTCCGATGCGTTCAGGCCCGCAGCTGTCCGTCCACGCGACATGGCGAGCAACCGACCTCAAAGGCACCAAGGCCCAACGCAAAGCCCTAGTCGAATTCCTGTTTCAACACCGCGACCTTTTAGGCATTGAAGAAATCCACGCTTACGACGGCACAGGATGCCCACTACCAAACCTCACCAAGTTTGGCGCTGGCTACCGATGCGACCGTGACGCTTGGAAGGCTTGGACCCCGACACGCAACGGAGGCACACCCGGTGCGGACTGGACTCATGTAGAGATCTCGCCGCTTATGGCCGACAACCCGAAACTGGTTGAGGACGCGTTCGCCCAGATATTTGCTCAATGACTTGACATTCGGTTTGGGAGTCGGTCAAATGACTGACAGCCAAGTGCGTCCCGTGATAGCGGGACCCCGACCGCAGGAGGAAGCAATGCAACCATCCCTTTTTGACGTTCTCGCTGTTCCAGCCGAGATGCTCAAATACGAAGCTTTTAAAGAAGCAAACCCTTGGGTCATGCCGACCCTTACCAAAATGTGCTACCAGCTGATGCACCGCGGATACACGCATTATGGCATTGCAGCTCTTATTGAAGTCTTGCGCTACGAACACGCGATCACTAACGACCCCAGTAGCGAGTTCAAATTCAACAACAATTACCGCGCCTTCATGGCCCGAGAGATCATGCAGAAACCAATGCTGGAGGGATTCTTCAGCACCCGCAAATCAGTTGCGGACCTATCAGAGGACTACTAAATGAACCTGAAACGATTCTTGCTTTTATCAATTTTCACTTATGGAATATGCGCCTTATGGGCGATCACAGGCGTCCAAGGCAACGCAGACCCCATTAAAACGCCGTCTGTGCCCTCCACGGTCACGCTCGGGATGTTGACACCCCAACAACTTGAGGACCGCGCAGAAGAGCTCACAACAACAACGACCAGCACGACGACCAGCACAAGTAGCACCGTCCCGTTCACTCGACTTGCCGACTTTCACCCGGACACCAAATGCCAAGAATGGTTCCAGACTGCAATCACGGTCGGGTGGCCCAACAACACCGAAACCCTAGAGAAGTTGGGTCGCCTCCTGTGGAAAGAAACCCGCTGTCTTAACATCACGCCGCTGTCCAGTGACCCCAAACTTGCTGACCGTTTCAACGGATCGGATCACGGAATTGCCCAGATAAATGAGATCCATACAAAGTACGTGGAGCAAGTTTTCAATATGCCATTTGCTGAAGCCATGAGCGACCCCACACTCAACCTCAGGTTCGCCTATCTGCTG